CGGCGAGATCGAAGACCCCGAAGAACCCGACCCGGAGCAGTCGTTTCGGGCGCAGTGGCTGAATCAGTGGCCGCGCCAGGTGGCCCAGGACGCCGCCAGCGAAGCGCTCCTACCCGCGGGTTTGTGGGAAACCTTGGCCGATAGCGATTGCGTATCGACCGGCCCCGTCTACGTTGCCGTTGAGGATCATTTCGGCCGTGGCGCGGCGATCGCCGCAGCCTGTCCGCTCGACGACGGCCGGATCGAGGTCGACGGCTGGTCCTGCGAGGACTGGGACCAGGCCGTCGAGGATGTTCAGCAGCTCGCCGAGTACCGGCATGTTCGGCAGCTCCTCGTAGGGGCGTCGCTGCTGGACCGGGTGCCCCCGGGAACCGTCCCTCAGCCGGAGCCGGCCGGTTCCCGGGAAACCCGCACCGGGCTCGCGTTGTTCCGCGATCTCGCCGCGACAGCGTCGTTGACGCACAACTCGGACACGGCGGAGCTCGCCGACGCCGTCCGGACATGCCAAGTCAAAGAAGGTTTGGCCGGGCTCGCGTTGGCTGGCGGCGGGAAGCCGCATCTGGTGAAGGCGGCGGTGTGGGCTGTGCAGGCGGCACACAAACCGGCGCCGGTTCCGTCGATTCGCTAACGCCGACTTGCATTAGGCGTATGCTGCTAGGTGATGGCCCGGCTCTGGACCCGGGCGATCCGGCCGCCTGACCCGGAAATACCGAACGGGAACGACCCGGTGACTGCAGCACCCGGCACAGTCGGCCCCCCGAACGTCCATCCCGGCGACCCCGACGGCGTCGTCTTCGTCGACCCTGGTCCCGCCGGTCCTGGGTTGCCGACGATCCGGCCGTCGGCGTGGTCGGGGTGGCCCGCCGAGTGGCAGACGCCGAACTGGGGCGGACAGTTCGCCTCGCTGACCGACACGGCGTGGATGTGCATCGACCTCAACAGCTCGCTGCTCTCCACCATGCCGCCTTACCTCGTCGGGGCGGCGCCGTCGTTGTCGTCGGATTGGCTGAACAACCCGCAGCCCGAGACGTACGCGTCGTGGGAAGAGTTCATGAAACAGCTCGCGTGGGACTACCAGCTCGGCGAGGCGTTCGTGCTCGCCACTGCCCGTTATTCGACGGGGTTCCCGGCGCGATTCCACGTGGTGCCGCCCTGGCTCGTCAACGTCGAGATCACGGAGGGCGTCCGCACCTACCGCATCGGCGACAGCGACGTGACCGACGACATGCTGCACATCCGCTACCAATCCAACGTCTCCGACGGCCACGGCCACGGACCACTAGAAGCCGGACAAGGCCGCCTCGTCGCCGCCCAAGTTCTGTCCAGGTACGCGACCACGTTAGCGGCCGGCGGCGGCATCCCCTCCAGCGTGCTCGAGCACCCCGACGAGCTCTCCGCGGAGCAGTCGGAGTTGTTGAAGGCGCAGTGGGTGCAGGCCCGCATGTCGTCGATCGGCGAGCCCGCCGTCCTATCCGGCGGCGTGAAATGGACCGCCACCCAGCTCGACCCCGAAAAGATGGCGCTCCTCGATCTGTCGCAATGGAACGAATCCCGGATCGCGCTCATGCTGGGCGTGCCGCCGTTCCTCGTCGGCCTCCCCAGCGGTGGCGACTCGATGACGTACTCGAACGTCACGAGCCTGTTCTCGTACCACTGGCGGGCCTACCTGCGGCCCAGGGCGCAGACGGTGATGTCCGCTTTGTCGGGGTGGCTGCTGCCGCGTGGGACCCGGATCGAGGTCAACCGTGACGCCTACATCGAGCCCGAACCGCTGCAACGCGCACAGACCGCGCAGATCCTCAACGGCATCGTCGACCCGGTCACCGGCCAGCAGGCGTTGACGGTCGCCGAGATCCGCGACACCGAACGGATCGACGACTCGACCCCCGAACCGCTATCGGCAGGAGTGCTGAAATGATCGAGAGTCATCCCCCGATCGAATACCGCGGCAAAAACGAGGGTGTCCAGGTCACCGGGGTGTCGTTCCCGAAACGCACCATCGAGCTCGTCGTGATGCCCTACGAAACCGAAACCGTCGTCCCCTACCGCAACCGGATGGTCCGCGAAACCGTCGCCCGCGGCGCCTTCGACGGAATCGAGAACCGCCCCTCCAAGGTCTGCGTGAACCGTGACCACGACACCACCCGGCTGTGCGGGAAAGCCGTCTCGTTCCGGCCCAGCCGCGACGAAGGCCTCGTCGCCGAAGTACGCATGTCACGCACAGATTTGGGCACCGAAACCCTCGAGCTGGCAGCCGACGGCATCCTCGGCGCCTCCGCCGGCTTCTGGCCCTGGGTGTACGACGACGGCCGGTTGGGTGAGGAGTGGCCGCAACGCGACCTGCGCCGCCTGACGAAAATCTCCTTGGATCACATCGCGATGACACCCACCCCCGCCTACGCCGACGCCGTCGTCCTCGACGTCCGCGAAGCAGGCACGGTGGCGGTCGCGACACCCAACCTGGACACCGTCAAGGGTTGGCGTCTGGCCGACGAGGCCGGTAAGCTGTTTCCTGTTCGCTGAACTGCCGGATGTAGAGCCGCTGGGTCGGGCCATCCGAGGTGAGGGACGCGACGCTCGAGCGACACCGCTTTTGTCTGCTTGCGTCGAAAGGAGTCCCACCCGTGCGTCCCACAGACCAGATGCTCGCCAGGATCGGCGGCGAGATCGAAGAGAAGCAGGCGTTCATCGACCGGATCGTCGAGACCGCCGAGAAGGAATCGCGTGACCTGACATCGCAGGAGATGGAGATGGTCACCCGGTCGCGTGACCGCCTGTCCGAGCTGAACCAGCAGGCCGGGCCGATGCAGGAAGCCGCCGCAATTGCGCTCCAGTCGCGGCAGCGGATCACCGAGATCGGGAAGCTCGTCGACAACCACACCGAACGGCCCGGCAGCGTCGAGTACCGGTCGGCCGGCGAGTGGACGGTCGACTACATCGCCGCCGTCACCGGCTCGGTCTCGGCGAAGGAGCGGATCGAGATGTACACCCGGGCCGCTGCGCATCAGACGACGGCTGATAACCCGGGGTTGCTTCCGACACAAATTGTCGGAGATTTGATCAACTTCGTTGATCAGGCCCGTCCGTTGATCGGGTTCTTCGGTGCCCGCCAGATGCCGTCCGGCGCCTGGGCCAGGCCGAGGATCACGCAGCACACGAACATCGCTGCGCAGTCGGCCGAGAAGACCGAGCTCGTCAGCCGCAAAATGCTGATCGATTCCGTACCGGTCACCGCGCAAACGCTCGGCGGGTACGTGAACATCTCTCGCCAGAATCAGGCGTGGTCGCAGCCGGCGATCATGGACATCGTCGTCAACGACCTCGCCGGCCAGTACGCGATCGAGACCGAGAACGCGTTCGCAGACGCGCTGATGGCCGCAGCCACCGCCGAGACCGCACTCCCGACCGGTGCCGCGACGGCCGCCCAGGTGTCCGCAGCGTTGTGGACCGCTGTGGGCAACGTGTACACGGCGACGAAGGGCGCCGGCAGGCTGTTCCAGGCCGTGTCGGCGGACATGCTCGGGATCCTCGGGCCGCTGTTCGCCCCCGTGAATCCGCAGAACAGCCAGTCGTCGGGGTTCAACGCGGCCGACATCGGCTCCGGCACCGTCGGCTCGATCTCCGGTGTGCCGGTGATCGTGTCCGCCGGCCTCAACGCCGGATCCTGGCTCGTCGGGTCGACCGCCGGCGCCGAGGTGTACGAAGACCGCATCGGCGTCCTCTCCGTGATCGAGCCCAGCGTGCTCGGCACCCAGGTCGCCTACGGCGGCTTCTTCGCCGACGTCGTGCTCGTCCCGACCGCCCTGCGGAAGATCGCGAAGACCCCGTAATGAGCGGCGCCATGTACGACGACCCGAACCGGGAAGCAGTCGGACTCGACCCGGCGTGGGTCGAAGGCACCGGCGGCACACCCGGCGAAATCACCCCCGTCGACACCGGCGATGACGGGCCGTCGCCGGACACCAGCGGCGGCCAGGATCAGCTCGACCAGATGACGAAAGCCGACCTGCTCCAGACGGCGAAAGACGAGGGCGTCAGCCCGGCGAACAACGACATGACGAAGCAGGAGCTGATCGACGCCATCCGGGGCCAACGGACAGGCTGATGGCGTACGTCGAGGTCACCGAGCTGCAACGGGTGCTGCAGAAGCCCACCCCGACTGCGGCCGAGGCGGAGGCGATGCAAC